CATTACTAACTCATCAATACTGGCTGTTTTTATTTTGTGCATTAAGCTGTCTATTTTATTTAGTACGTTTGTACACATTTCAGGGTTGTTGTGGTACACTGTATTAAAACCCTCTTGATATATTCGTTCTAGTATCTTTGATGTTTTATTTACTTGTAGCTTTACGTTTTGTTTAAATGCTTTACTGCCTTTTAAATCATCGTTTGCTTCCAATAGTAATTGGCTTATCAAAACACATTTTAAATATGCAAGGTGTCTGCCATTTATTGGCTCATCATAAACCCCTCTCACTCGTTCTTGGTGTTCTAGTTCTTTTTGTTCCATTTGTTTATAGTATTCTATTTGTTTTTTTCTATCCATTGTTGCTGCTGCTCTCTTAGGTATTCTATCTCACGTCTTAAATAATCTGCTGCTTTTTCTAAGTCTTTTAACTCATCGTCTTTCTTTCCGCTTCTGCAAATATACTTAATTATATTCCCTCTATTGAAGTTTAGTTCATAATCTTTTATAAAGTCTATAACGTCATAGCCTTTTCCGTTTTCGTAATGTAAATAAGTTGCTCGTTTCATAATTTTTATTTATAAAGTTAATAATTCTTTTTTAGGATACATTCCTACATATCTATCTCCTGATAACCATTTATTAAATTGATTGTCTTTTACTACATACATCATTTTAGCTTTTTTTAAATCTAAAAAATCTTTTGCGTTTTTTTCTGTTCCTTTCGGCTTTACAAATGGAATAACAATAACGTAAGGGTTTTTAGCGTATTTATGATGTTCAAACAAATATGATTTGTTTAATCTACCTAAATTATCTCTATTACCTACATTTGAAGCGTATTCTCTAGCTTGATTAAATGATACTTTTTTTCCTGTAAATTTACCGTTTTCAGATATTGTTTTTATTTCTGCTTGTATGTTTACAAAAGTATCTGCAAAAACAAAATCTTTATCTCCTAAATATAAATTTTTATGTCCATTAAAATATTCACTAACTTTCCCATTAAAAAATAAATTTGTTTGTTTCATTGTTATTTGTTTAAATCCTATTATTATTATATTATTTATATCATAAACTGATATGTCTGTTATGTATTCTATTTGTTTGCTTAATGTTTCCCCGTTTTTTATATTTTCTAACACTAAAACATCGCCTATTGAATATTTAGGGTTTTTTTTCCTTATTTCAAAATTTTTAATTCCTTTTTTAATATCTTGAAAATAATTATCTAAAATTAATAAATTATGTTTTTTCATTTTTAAAACATTTGTATTTGATTTTGAGCTACATCTTTCCATATATCAGCATTAAATGTTATTATATTTGTATTGTCAATTCCTGATGGCCCAATATATTTATAAGATTTTGTAATTGCGTTCCTTAATTTTAACATACCACCTTTATCGCTTGTTTGTTGTTTTATCATCCATTCAGTGTTTAATTGTTCTTTTTTAATTTGATTTGTTAATTTCCATTTGTCAATGTTTTTTTTCATTGCACCAAACAATGCAGGATTAGATGTTTTTATATACATTGTTTTATTATCTGCTTTGTATAATTCAGCAAAATAATTAATTATTTTAAATCCAATTCCTAAACCTTGAAAATCTGGTAATACAACAACTCTAGATATTCTATATCCGTTTTTTATATGTCCGTGTGGAAATGGTAATATAGCCATAAAAGCTATTGGTTTATCATTTAATAATATAACAAAACATTTAGCAGCTTTGTTTAAATTTTGACTTAAATAATGATGATGTTTGAATATTTTCCAAGTTTCATATCTACATCGAAATATCTGAAGTTTAATTCTTGGTTTTTGCCTTCGACTAGACGCTATCTCAAGACGCCCTTTTTGTGGTGAATAAATCCAATCTGGTTGCAACCAATCCATAATATCAAAATGACAAGAAGCAAGAACTATTTTTTTGTTGGTTCTTCTAATATATTTTTGTAATGCGTTGCTCATTGCTTTTGCTACATCTCTATCTACTACGCTTGTATATTCGTCAATTAATATAACTTCATTTTCTTTTGCTTTTCCAACCATATAAGCTAAACTAGCACGATATTGTTCTCCATTTGATAATGTATGAAATGGTCTCAACCAAGTAGGAACGCTACTCAATCCCATTGCTGACAATAAAAATGTAGCATCTTTTGGTTCTAACCAATCAAAATTAGATATTAAAGATTTGTTAAAATCAAAACTGTATGTGTTCATTTCTTTTTTAAAAAAGTTTTTTAATATAGTTGTTTTTCCTGTTCCACTACCACCATAAACTACACCAATGTTCCACTTTTTAGGCAAATGTTCTAAATTAGCATCTATTGTAACGTTGCTTGTTTCTTTATTTTGTATGTCAAACGCTTCATATACATATTGAGTATATTTGTCATTTATAATGTTATGTTTTAATTTTATTTTCATTTTATTAATGTTAAATCAAATTCTTTAGCTACGTGGTTAATGTGCTTCTGAGTTGTTTGGCTCCAATAACCTAGTTGTATTAAATCATTATCTTCAATGGTTGCAACGTGCGTATTATAACTAAACACCTTGTTTCCTGTTACTTTTAAATTTTGTTTGTATTTCATTGTATTGTTTTTTAAGATATTCAAATGTAAAACTTTCTTACATTATAAACAATTAATTAACTATTTATTTTTATAGTAATGCTAATATTCTTAAATCTTCCTGTATGTCTTTAATCATTGCTAATGCGTCTTTATAGTCTTGGTTTTCCATAGCTTCAATAACTATATCTAGGTCATATACAAATCTAATCATTTGTTCTAAGTTTTAATAAGTGATAGCACTCTGCATATTTTTGACGTGCTTTGCCTTTATATTCTTGTTTAAATAATTCGTACATCTTTTTAGTGTATTGATATTTAGTGTCGCAATCAGCTAAGTATTTTTCTGCAAACTTTTTTCCAAGTCCACGAAAGTAATTGACGTTGTCTGCTGTATCTCCAATTATCATTTGCTCATAAAAGTTGTATAAGGCTTCGTCCTCGCTTATATCTAAAACCTCTTTGTGTTTGTAGTGATAGTTGTACATAAGGCAAGGGAACTGCTTATAATCTTTGTCAATGCTTACTATCATAACATTATTACGTCCTAGTTCGTTTGATAGTTCGTACCAGTACCTAGCAACCATATCATCGGTTTCAATTCCATAACCCCAAATGCTGTCGTATTGGTCTTTAACGTATTGGTGCATCTCATCTAATAAAGGTGGTAACTCTTGTTTTTTCCTATTGGCTTTGTAGTCGCTTGTAATTAGCTTTCTAAAGTTCCCCTTACTACCACTAAACGTTAATACTTTTTCTATCGGATACATATCTTCAAGCTTATTGACTATGCTCATAAATTGCTCATCAAACTTCGCTTGTGCTTCTTCTATATCCCTATAATATTTGTCATCTTCAGGTTTATCTCGTTTCTTATAACAAGCCGCAAAAATTAAACTATCTGCATCTACTAGTAGTATCATTCTATATCTAAATTAAAGCATTCAACTGAACAATAATAATCTCCGTTTGTTTCAGAACCACAACAAGCACATTCTGTCTTTGTATCTGGTTCATCTATATAACTATCTAACCAACTCATATTTCATATTTTTTTAATTTGTTTTCTAAATCTTCTATTTGTCTATTTAAACTTATAAGCTGTTTGTTTTTTTCTTCTCGTATTAAACCTATACGTTTTGTTAGTACGTTGTTTTCTACATTTAAAGCATTTACATATTGCCCTATTTCTGTCATACCTTGTATAAAGTTTCTTAGTTCTTTATTTGCAGGTTTTTGTTTGCTCCATTCCATAACCTTATCAGCTATGTGGTTAAACCATAAATTATAAGACTGTTTTTGTAGTGGTGTCATTATATCCTAGAGCCTATAATTAAACCAAAAATAAAAATTAAAAACCCTAAAAGTAGAATACTTCCTGTTATTATAAGATTTCTATATTCTTGCTCTTTACGTTCTTTTTCTAATAACTCTTTTTTAGTGTAAACCTCTATACGGTTCTTTCTAGTTTCAATGTGTAATCCTGTTTTTGTCTTTTTCATAATTATATGCTTTTAATATATTCAATTGTTTGGTTTTTCATATGGTCAATATCTAACCATTCTAATAATTCAATAGTGTTAAATACTATTGTTTTAGGTTCACCATATTCGTCCATTCCACTAAAATAAGTTTCGTTATCTTTTGTACTCATAAAAGTGTTAATGTCGTGTAAGTTACTGTATTTCGTTTTCATAATGTTTTGTTTTTGTTTTATTAATATACCGCAATATACAACTTTATTTTAATTATAAACAAATTATTAACTATTTTTTTTTATTTATTTTTTCTTTTATCTGGAAGTAGCTATCCCAAACTCCTTTTTTTGTTTCTTCATTTAAGTTAATTATTGCAGCATCTTGTTCTTTCAATAGATAACAAGGCTTTAATATTTTCTTTTTAGTCCAAAGAGTTGTATCAGGGCAATAGATATTTTTTGTTTGTAAGTCTTTTAAATTATTTAGCCAAAACATATAATTTCCTTTCGGGTCATTCACTAGGTATAAAGCAACCTTTCCTGTTTCGATTAACTTATCGTGTTTAAACTTCTCTAGTATTTTGGTGTCATAGTATTTATTTCTAAATTTCATTTCGATAACACATTCTTGATTTTTGGGCGTTGTACCTATTGCGTCCCAGCTTTCCATTCCGTCTCCTGTATGGGTTAAGTTCCAACCGTCTAAATTTAAAAGTGTTACTACTGCCTTTTCCCAGTTATGAATTTTTTCTATCATTTAATTTTATTATATATGTTATCAATATCTTTTATCCACATTACTAATATTTTTGGTTTGCAGCTACAAGGTTCGTAATACCTATGGTTGAAATAACGAGCGTGTAACGTGCATAAAAGCCTATATTGGTCTTGTGTTAGTTTTGTAGTAACGTTTGCTTTAAAATCAACCCAAGCGTCTTGGTCTTCTATTCTCATAGCTCTATGTTTATGTCGTTCCAATCGTTTCTTCTTTTGTCGCAACCGCAAGCGTCACCCCATATTTTTTTAACTAGCCAATGAATGCCAGTGTAGTAAGTAATGTAATAAACTAAATCTCCTAATCTCATAACTTGTTTTTTATATGTTTCTTTGCGTTTGTATATGTATTGTAAAGTGAGTAATAACTTATTTTAGTGTTTCTACTTAGTTCAGCAACGCTAACACCCTTCGCCACTATTTCAAATATCTTTTTATCGTACCAATACATTTCGTTTAATATACTGTCTATATGGTCACGCTGCTTTGCCCATTCTTTTTCATCAATACCACTTTCTTGCATTTCTTTAAGTTCGTTTATATCTTCTAAATAAACCTTTTTCTGTCTTAGGCTTGTCTTGTATAAATTTGTGTAAATACCCCTTAGAACTTTATAACAATAGTAATGGTTTACTTGGTCTTTATAGTAAAGGTCTAAACCTTTTTTAACATCAGCATCTAATTGGATATACATTTCCATAACAACGTCCTCACTCATTGATGAATTGCAGCCAAAACTTTTTACTATGTTATTCCAGTCGCTATGCTTTTTATATGCTAGTTCTAAAATTGGTGTCATTTATTTATTTGGTGTTAGTGTTCTAGGTACGAAGTATTCTAGTGGGTCATATATTTCGCCAACTACAAAAGGCAATCCAAACTCATTAATACTAAAGCTAAACGTATCAAAAGGAAACCCCCTAGAACGTCTGCACAATACAGTAACCCAGTCTTTATTTGTTGTGTTTAATTCTAATTCAATAACTGTTTCTGCTTTCTTTTCTAAAAAGCTACCTAAATGTCCTGTGCCTAGTTTTGTGCTACCAAAATTTTGGTGCATTACAACCATTATATGACAGTTATAAGTAGTCGATAGCTTCATAAGTTTAGCTACCATTTCATTACAAGATTGTAAATCATTAACATCAGCGACTAAATCTGCTGCACCGTCAATAAAAACAATTCCTGTTTCTTTTTTGTTTTCTTTGTTCTGTTGTAAAGTCCATTCTATAAACTCAAGTCTTTGTGAATAGCTTAAAGTTCTTAAAGCGTATGTTTGATAACAACCTACATCTTTTATGTTAGCCATTTGTTCAGAACGTTTAAAACATCGTGCAGCGTGGAAATGACCTTGCTCTGTATCAAAATGAATTAAACATTTACTTTCTCTATGTCCTTTTAGTTTCCCACCAAAGTTATTGCCACCGCTTAAATAAACTGAAGCTAGTAATGATACAAAGAAACTTTTTTTACTTTTTGGAGGTGCTGTAATATAGCTTATATTTCCATAAGTAGCCAGTCCAATAGGATAGGTTATTTCGCCACCCCTAGCCTGTATTGTTTTCTCTCCTAGACTTAACGCTGTTGGAGGATACTCTATATCTATTGACGTGTCGATAGTGCATTCTTCTGCTATCAACTCCATCAACATATTATGTGTAGTTTGTTCTTCTGTCATATTATTGTATTGTTTTGTAAAGATAATAAAAAAGGCGGTTATTACACCGCCCTAGTTAGTTAAAATGGTAAGTCGCTTGTTTCAGCTTCTTGTA